ACTTCAACAAACCCAACTTACACAATGACAGCATTGGTAACCCAATACTCACCATTCGCATCAAGCGTTGGCGATATTGCTACACTTTCTGTTACTTGGCCTGTATCTGGCACAGTACTTCGCGGAACTGCTGCGTAATTAGAAAAGGAAACAAATGAAAATCAACCTGCGCGTGAGTTATCAAGATGGTAATTCTAAAGAAGTAATTTGTTCAGCAAGAGACCTAGTTGCGTTTGAAGAAAAGTACAGCAGGTCGGTAGCAAAACTCGAATCAGAGTTCAAACTTACTGACCTGCTTTTTCTTGCTTGGCATTCTGAAAAAAGAACCAACTCAACTAAAAAAGAATTTGATAATTGGTTAGACGAAGTTGATGAAATCGGCGTGAGCGACACAGACCCAAAATAAAGCCGCTCGGAGAAAACTCTGAGCATTGGTTTATTGCTTATTTGGCTTGTGAAACAGGAATTGCGCCCTCTTTGCTATTAGAGCAGTCTGAGCGTATGCTTTTCACAATGGGAATGTACTTGCGTTGGAGAGCTTCCGAACAAAATAAGAGGTAATTGTGGCCATTGGACTAGAAACCCAAGTTCGTGGACTTCGTGAAACTTTACTTGAATTGCGTAATTTAGATAAAACTTTGTATACTCAGTTAAATTCTGATATTAAAAATTCTGCATTACCTTTTGCTAAAAGTATTGAAATGGCTTTGCCTAAATCTGCACCTTTATCTGACGCAAGTGGTAAATCTGGTTTTACTCACAATGGAGCAACTGCATTCAAAGTCTCAGAAAACAAAACTTCTGTAAAAACCAGCACTAAAAGGCCAAGAGGTAATGAAAAAGTATCTTTATTAAAAGTTATTGTTAAAGGTCGTGGTTTAGCTATTGCTGATATGGCTGGTCGTAAGAGAACTACTGGTCGTTCATCTGGTCGTTCAAGACCATCTGCTCGTAGACCAACTGGTTACAGATTGAATGGTCAAGGCACAGCACTTATCAGAAACTTAAATGAGGTTCACGGAGCTTCACGTTTTGTTTGGCCTGCCGCTTTGAAAAATCAGAATTTAATCGATAATAGTATTGAACGTTCTTTGCAAGAAGCATCTGCAAGGGTAAACAGAAACTTATTGGTGGTTAATTAATGGCAATTATTGTCCCGATTCTTACGCAATTTGATGATAAAGGTATTAAAAAAGCGGTTAGAGAATTTGAAAGAGCCAAAGGCGCTTTTGATAAAACAGGCGTTGTTGTTAATTATGCTGCTGATTCTGCAATTAGATTAGGCAGTTCCCTTACAAGAACTGTTACCCCAGCAATTATTGCTTTTGGTGCTGCTGCTTACAAAGCAACTCAACTTGCTTCTAATATGGCTGAAACCCAATCTAAAGTTGGTGTGATTTTTGGTAAGACTGCTGATGATATTAGGGCTTTCGGTAAAGCTGCTGCAAGAAATATTGGTATGTCTGAACAGGAAGCACTTGATGCCGCTTCAACTTTTGCTTTATTTGGAAAACAAGCAGGTAAAGCTGATGCAGAACTTAATAAGTTTGCAAAAGACTTTGTTACCTTAGCAGCAGATTTTGCTTCGTTCTATAACACAGAACCTCAAGCAGCAATCATTGCTATTGGTGCTGCACTTCGTGGCGAATCTGAACCAATTAGAAGATTTAATATTTTATTAGATGAACAAACTGTTAGAACAAGAGCGCTAAAACTTGGAATCATTGACAACATAAATCAAGCTTTAACACCTCAACAAAAAGTCTTAGCAAGAACTGCTGAAATATTTGCACAATCAGCAGTTGCTCAAGGAGATTTTCAAAGAACTTCTGAGGGGTTAGCAAACCAGCAAAGAATTTTGAAAGCAGAAATAACTAACTTAACAACCGAATTTGGTAGAGCATTTATGCCAATAATGTTACAAATTGTAAGAGTTGTTAGAGATGAAGTTATCCCAAGATTGCAAGGATTTACTCAGGCATTTCAAAAACTTAGCCCAGAAACAATTAACACAGTTCTAAAACTCGGTGCATTTTTAGCAATCCTTGGACCACTTCTAATAGGTATAGGTTTTTTAGCAAAAGCACTTCTAACATTGTCAAGAGTTTTTGTAATTTTGCAAACAAGTATTTTAAGAATCCCATTAGCAATTGCATTGTTAATTGGTTTATTTGCAGCACAGTCTGATGCTCAATACAAATTAGCAAAAGAAACAGGAGATAGTTGGGGTCAAATTACAAGACTTGTTGTTCTTGGCGTTAAAGCAATTTTATTTGCGATTGATAGAGTTATTGATGGATTTAAGTTCATTGGTTTTTCTGCTGATTATGCTGCTGCTCGGATTGATAACTTTCTAAATATCATAACTGGCAAGGGTGGCAAGTCTATGATGTCATTTGAGCAACAATTAGAAAGATTTAAGTTTTCTAATCTTGCTGGTGGTTTAGATAATGCTGTTGCAGCATTTGGCGAATTTAACTCTGAGGTTGCAACTGCTGCCAAAGAATCAAAAATTATGGCAGCAGAAGCACAACTTTTGGCTTTACAAACACAAGGATTGACAGAAGAACTTGATAAAGAAACAGGGGCTTTAGGTAAAACAACAGAAGCATTGAAGAAAACAAAACAAGCAGCCAAAGATGCAGCACAAGTCATAGTTGATAATCTTGAAGATTCTTTACGCAAAGCCGAATCAGCCCTTGAAGATGTAAAAGGTAAGTTTAATGATTTCAAAGGCGCAATAGGAAATACAATTACAGGTATTTTAGATTTTGGTAAAGCAGCCGAATCAGAAGATTTCTTAAAAGGATTAGCAGACCAAGCAACTCAAGCTACTGCGTTTGCTGACAAAGTTAAACAACTTGTTGTTCTTGGTTTGAATGAACGTGCCATCAGACAAGTTCTAGATGCTGGTTTTGATGCAGGTTCAAAGATTGCTGACAGCATCATAATTGGTGGTACAACTGTTGTTGAACAAATAAATACTCTTGTTGATTCTATTTTTACTGTTGCTGACCAAGTTGGTGAGTTTGGTGCTGTTGCTTTTTATGATGCTGGTGTTAAACAAGCAGAAGCAATGGTTGCTGGAATTAAAGCAGCATTGGATGGTGCTCGCGCTCAATTAAAATCTTTAGTTGATGAGTTACCGACTGGCCCATCTGCACCATCTGGCACACCTGGTCCGCCTCCTGGTCCTGGTATTTCTGATTTACCTAAAGAGATAGTTCGTAAACCTTTATTGACAGTTAATCAAATTGCATCTATTGGGAAACTTTCTGACCCAGCATCACGTCATTACACAGCCTTAGCAACAGCATTAAAAAATAAAAGTATTCGTATGGCAAAAGGAGGAATAGCGCTCGGACCTACGAACGCAATAATCGGCGAAGCAGGACCAGAAATGGTAGTACCTTTATCTGGTGCTAACTCTGTTGGAATGGGAAGCACTTTCAACATAACTGTTAATGCTGGTATCGGCACTAATGGCGCTCAAGTTGGTCGAGACATTGTTGAAGCAATCAGAAAATATGAACGTTCATCTGGTCAAGTGTTTGTGAGAGTCTAAATGGCTTTACCAACAAAAACAGTTGAAATAGGTTTTGATTTAACTTCTCAAGGCGGACCATTTTTTACTTTAGATGATGAAGTACAAGGTGTTTTAGATAACACAGAATTTACTCTTGGTGGAACACTTTTTTATGATGTAACAGATTATGTAATTTCAATCGCCAGTAATCGTGGTAAAAGTCGTGAACTTGATAGATATGATGCAGGTAATTTAGAAGTAATTTTTGACAACACAACACGCGTTTTTGACCCACTTAATGCTTCTAGTCCTTATGCTGGGCAAATTGTTCCTCACAGAGAAATTCGTGTTAAATCAAATGGTTCAGCAGTTTTCTATGGTTTGATTGATGACTGGAATTTGTTGTATCAACCATCTGGTGATAATCAAGCAGTTGCTTTGGCTTCTGATGGTTTTACTTTGTTGGCTACTCAAGCTTTGGCAGCTCATACTGCTGTGCCTCAATTAACTGGTGCAAGAATCAACGCTGTTTTGAATAGACCTGAAGTTAATTGGCCTTTAGTAAATAGAAATATTGATGTTGGAACTATTAACTTGCAAGGTGATGTAGTTGATGATGGAACTGGTGCTTTAACTTATTTACAAATTGTTGAACAAACTGAGGGTGGTTCTTTCTTCATTGATAACTCTGGTAACGCAACTTTTCAAGATACCTTGGCTGGTCCAAGTTCTAGTGGGCTAGTTGTTTTAAGTGATGATGGTACTGGTATTCCTTTTTCTAATGTTTCAGTTGTTTATGGTTCAGAATTTTTATACAACCGAGTTGTTGTGACTAGGGCTGGTGGTAATCCACAAACTGTTGATGATTTTGGTTCGCAATCTGCTTATGGTATTTCTTCATATAACTTAGATGGTTTGTTGTTCAATTCTGATGTTGATGCTTTAGCTTTAGCAGATTCTCTACTTGGTGAATACTCTGAACCTGAATATCGTTTTGATTCCATTACTGTTCAAATGTCTGAACTTACAACTCTGCAACAAAATAATCTTTTAGCTTTAGATTTAACAGACCAAATTGAGGTCAAATTTACCCCAAATAATATTGGCTCTCAGATTGTCAAATATGGTGAGATTATTGGTGTTGAACATAATGTTGGTATATTCGTTCACGAACTAACATTCAAGCTAAGTACCCTTGATTTTGCTGAATTCGTGCTTGATGATGCAGTATTTGGTCTACTCGACACAGGTCGATTAGGCAATTAGAATAACTACAAGATAGAGGAGTAATTTAATGGCTGGTGCAGGTTTTAGAACATTTACTGCTGGTGATGTGTTACAGGCAAGTCAAGTTAATACGTTCTTAATGCAGCAATCCCTAATGGTTTTTGCTGGGACTGCGGCTAGAGGTAGCGCAATTGCTTCACCAAGTGAGGGAATGTTTACCTATTTATCTGATACTAATGCTTTGGAATACTATGATGGTGCTGCGTGGCAAGCTTTCACTTCTGGTGGCGGCGGGGCAACATTTAACGAATTTTTATTGATGGGCGCATAAGGAGAAAACAATGGCAACCACTACATACGCAGTTCTAGGACAAACAGTCGGAACAGCATCTTTACAAGACCTTTACACAGCTGGAGCTGCTGAACAAGCAGTTATTTCAACAATCACTATTGCTAATCGTGGTACTGCATCTGACACTTATCGTATTGCTGTTCGCCCTGATGGTGAATCTATTGCTAATAAACATTATGTTGCTTATGATGCTTCTTGCCCAGCGAACGACACTATTGCTTTGACTTTAGGTATTACTTTGAATGGTAATGATGTTATTTCAGTTTATTCTGGTACAACTAATCTTACTTTCAACGCTTTCGGCGCAGAAATAAACTAATATGGCGATTAGGCGTTTCGCTTCGTCTAATGTCACTAGCGGCTTGAAGTTCAGTAGAACTTCTGATGCTTGTCCTGCTACTGGTGGAACTGTTACATATAAAGATGGTTATTTCATTCACACTTTTACTGGTGATGGTACTTTCAAAGCAAATAAAGCACTTAATGTTGAATATTTAGTTGTCGCTGGTGGCGGCGCAGGTGAAAGAACAGCAGGTGGTGGCGGTGGAGCAGGAGGTTTGCGTTCAACAACAACTGCAACAGGTGGCGGAGGTTCACTTGAATCTCCTTTAAGTTTAACTTCTGGAACTTCTTACACTGTAACTGTTGGTGCTGGTGGTACTGGAAGTGCAAGCGTGACAGCAACTTCTGGTTCTAATTCAGTATTTTCTACTATTACTTCTTCTGGTGGCGGTAGAGGTGGACAACATCGTTTTGATAACGGAGTTGCTGGTGGCTCAGGTGGTGGTTCTGGTGGTGGCGATGATGGTGGTGCTCCTGGTGGACAAACTGGTGGTGCGGGAACTGCTAACCAAGGTTATGCTGGTGGAAATAGTACAT